ATCAATGGTGTACACCTTAGCCATCAGTCCCTAGGTAAACGGGCTACAGTCGGCAGACTAACGGGCTACTACCAATATACTGGTCGCTAAAGTGTACATCATAGAAAAGGACTATAAAAAATCTATGACAGAACTAGAAGCACTCATTGCACTACAATGGCGCAAGAGGGACGGATCACCCGACCTCAAAATGATTGACTACTGTATGAAATCAGTAAAGTATCTCGATGTCGGACCTTACTATCTGGCTATCGGTGATAAGCCGAGCATCGATTCTACTATGTGGTATGACGATGAAACCGAAGGACCAGACGCAAGCAAGTTTGAAGCCTTCCGAGCATATAACATGCGTGGCAAGCGATTCGATCTCGATGAGCTGATTGCTAACGGTCGATCGAATGTGTGGATATACACCAAATACACACATGACCGGACCGGTGGCAAGCTCAAGGGTTGGGCTACCACTCATTGGGACGAAGAACCGCGACACCTTGGCGAGTACCGCAAAGCTACTGATGATGACATTACGGCAATCAAGCAGGGACTTTCAGAAATGAAAGCAGCATACGAAAAACGGCTTGCAACCTACTGGAAGCGATACAGCAACAAAGTACACGCTGCCGGATATTGGGCGAACAGATAAAGTAATCGGGGGACGGTAAACGCGTCCGGCGCACCCCCAAAGTCCAAGAGTTATTACATACTGGTTACGATCAATCGCAGCCAGTACCAAATAACTAAAACAAGGAGGGTAGACATCATGAATAGTTTAGAGGATTATCCGCTATACTACGAAGATTTACCTTTCAAAATGCCCCGATTATTTCGGGTGGGAAAGGACAGTAAAATGTCAAAAAATAATAAATCAGTTGAAGCCTCAGAAGCTAAGACTTACAACAAAACGCGCGGCGAACATATCAAAGATATGGTAATCGTTGCCCTAGTTGTCGGCATCGTTGCCTTCGGTCTAGGTTTCAAGTTCAACGCGGACCGCAATAGCGAGATGCAAAACGCAGTCAAAGCTGCACAAGCTGTAACAGTTCCGACTGAAACAGTAAAAAAATAGAGGGGGCTGCTACCGACACGGTTGCAAGTTTGCCCCCAACTATACCAGATTCAAAACTTACGCCTTGCCAAGCAATGCGCGCCGAAGTTGCCAAGTATGGCGATTGGGACGCGAACACCATTCAGGCAATAGCTCAAGCGGAGAATCGAACTTGCAACCCTCTCAGACATAACGAAACGGCAAGCGAAACACACAAACGCCCTGATGGATCAGTGATATGTGTCGGCTCATACGGAGCACTGCAAGTCGGCTGTCTGCATTACAATAGTGATGAGGACCGGAATGATCTGAGCACAAACATAAAAGTCGCACATCGGGTATGGCAAAACCGCCAGAAATGGGGCAACGGTTACGAGGCATGGACGATGTTCACCAACGGAACTTATCAGGAGTTTCTAAAATGAGTATGGCACCAGCAAAACCAGACAAGGGCATTCCACGCAAACCAATGCGAAAGCAACTACGCAAGCGCAAAATTATTAAGTCAAAGAAACGAGTGAGAAAATATCATGGTTAATCTATACGAATATCAGAAGCGATACCTTGCAGATTTTCCTGCTCGCGGCATTATGGCTGCTGATACAGGTACAGGTAAGACATTCATGGCGTTGGTGCACTACGAAAAGCACGCGCCTGTTCGTCAGCGTATCCAGTCCGATGTGTTCGGTGGTGGTGCCACCAAACGAACAATGCAACGTATGCCGTTGCTGATCCTAGCCCCTGCAAGTAAAATCCGTACCGAAGATTGGGAACGCGATATTACTGAATGGTTCGGTGAAGGCAATGAGCCTGAATACGAAATTTATTCATACGAGAAATTCAGCCGAAACCCTAGCGCTAAACAATTCCTAGCCGGTAAGCGTGCGATCTGGCACAAGTTCGCGCCGAAATATGGCGGAACACAACACGCGGTTATTTGTGATGAGGTCCACCGCGCCAAGAATCCACAAAGCGGAATCGGCACATCAGTATATTGGGCGAGCAAAGATGCAAAATTCTTTGTCGGACTGAGCGCAACGCCATTGCCAAATGGCTGGATCGACTTCGCTAACTACTCAAAAATTTGGGGATTCACAAAAGGCGTTACTCAATTCAAGCAGCGATATGTGAATTATGCCAACTATGTAGACTTCCCTAAGATTGATGGCTACTGGCACGAAGATGAAATGATGATGCAATGGCAAGAGATCAGCCGCCGACTTACTAAGGGCGAGGCGCTCGATCTTCCAAGCCGTACATTTATCGGTGTCGATTTCAAACGACCAACCGACTACATGAAAACGATGCTGGACCGCCGCAACGCCGAAGGCGAGCTCCTCGACAGCGCCAGCGCCTTGGCGCACGCACTCCGCCAAACCTTAACTGGTCCGAAACTCGATTACCTCGCCGACATCATTGACGGCACCGAAGAAAACGTGGTGATCTTCTACAATTACATAACCGAGCGCGAGGCTATCCTTGATATGCTTAAAAAGAAATTCAAGGACCGCCCGATCTTCCGACAAGACGGCGCAAAGCACGAACTGCCAAGCAAAAAGGATTGGGCTAAAATCAAACGATCTGTAACAGTATCACACTACCGATCAGGATCAACCGGTGTTGAAATGACATATGCAACTCAGGTTATATACTTCAGTCCGACATATAGTTATGCTGAGTATCTTCAGTCAATCGGGCGCGTATATCGAAACGGTCAACAAAGCAAAACCACTTTCTATAATTTCCGCACGCCGAATAGCATCGAAGCAGATATATATACCGTCCTGAAAACTAAGAACGATTTTCAGGTAGCACAATGGATTAAGAAAGTCGAGGAGGAATAATATGAAAATAATTGAACGAAATGCCCGATATATAGTAACGGCAGAACCAATATCACAAGAAGCAATCGCCAAGGCGCGCCATGCTTTCATTCACCGATATGGTCGCAATGGTGGACTTGAGATTCGACTTGGGTATAAAGCACTCAATGATATGTGCGCTGAACTTGGTGTCGATAAGATACCAGCAGTGTTCACAAATGAAAGTGTCCAAGGATTATTAATTAAACCTGATGCAGATTTGCAACCCGATGAATGGATTGTTGGATATGCAGACGAAAGGATTAGCGATGTCAAGGCTTGACTTACTATTGGAATATCAAAAACGTACGCGCCGAATTGGTCATACTACATTAATGACCGAGGGAATAAACTTCGAGCGATCGGCAATAATGCTGTTTGCATCACAGAATCACGCGCAAATGGCATTTCGCCAAACGCTCGATCATCATGATATCGAAACCCTGAAGCCGGATTTTGCAAATCTAAAAATTGGTAATGTTCGATTCAAAAGTATTGGCATACTCGATAATTTACGCGAACTAATGCGTGGTGTCGCTGAAGCCAGTATGCCTGCTATCGTAGTGGATCACTTCGCACTGCAAGTATTAGTCGATGAACACACAGCTGAATGTATTTGGGAAGGATTCAATCACTCTGAAGAAGGTGATAATGGCGAATATTGGTCCGATTGCCACCCCGGAGGTAAAAAGCTTACCGATGACGAAAAGAAAGCATTGGTACTTCGCGAAGTATATGACTTACGGAGGTTCAGGTAATGAGTGATGTGGTCGAGTGGACAGCCCTCGATGCGTTCCGAATGCGTAAGGCTGAAGATACTGGCGATGGGCTCACAATAACTGTAAAAGAATTTCAAATAAAGGAGTTAAACTAATGCAAGAAAATCCAAATGAAATGACACTCGCTAAGCTCGATGTATTGGTAATGCCAAATGGCGAAATACTTTGTGAAGGTCAAACCCTTGGGTGGGTAAAACAAGAAATTAATCTTGCGAAACATCTTAGTGATTTTCGTAGTGCAATTACTGGTCAACCAGTGAATGAGAAAGGCGAGTAATATGAGCCAAGGCGCAAATTGTAAAGTGCATAGTCGCGAGCACTGGAAGATTGCTCACTATAAGCATAATCATTCAGCGTTCAATGGCTATCATCGGACCCGATCAGATTATACTGAAGTGGTATGCACCGCACCAGTAGAATATGCGTCCGGGCTTGGTATTTGTGGTCATCGTTGGCGAACTAAAGCGGCTTGGGTTGATACCTTGCCGTCAATAACGAGAGGAGCTTGTGCGTATGTTCCGAGTTAAATTTCACGCGTGGCTATCACGCAAAATCGAAAGGTGGTTATTGAAATGAAAAAACCATACGGCGATCTAAAGAGTATTGATAAGTCAAAAGAAGTTGAAATACCTGTTCACCCTTTTCCATTTCCTGAACTGCGACCATATCAGCACGAAGTATTTAAGCATATACAGGAAAGTGATAAACCGTTTCCGCAATATTTTTTCCCTCGTGCTCGACAAATGGGGACTAGGTTCGTTGGTATTGATGTTGGTCAAAAGGACGGCGATAAATCAGTTATTGTTCAAGGAGTTCCGGACGGCAAAGGTGGCTTTAGTATAATAGCTATTGATGAGTATGCTGATTTTCCAGATTATAAATGGTATCGCAACCCGATCAAATGGTTTAAGTTTCGCAAAGTAATGAAAATAATTGAAAGGAATTACAAACGATGAAAGACTGGAAAAAATTTCTAGCACAAAAGATTGACACTGAGGAATATTATATCGCGGTCCCGACCAAATATGATATGTTCCAGTTCCGCATTCGATATGTGAAGCATAACGGTTATACGCTGGTATTGCCAGTGGATCACGCAGCCGGTGAACTAAGCATTTTCGGCGTGAAGTTTGTCGAGTGGTTTAAGTTCCGCGCAGATTTCAATACACGATATGAGCGAAAGGGACACTGGACCCCAATCCGTTTCAATCGTAAGAAAAAACTCGTGATATGGGCTGTTCGCAATATCAATGCCGCTTATGAACAATTTAAGCGCGAAATGGTTGACAAAACTATTAACGAGTAGTAATATTTAATATAGCAAGCAAGCAAAAGGCAGGGTAAAAAAATATGTTAAGCATACAGCAATTGAAGGATATGCCGGACCACACCATCTTCGCTCACGGCGAAACGGTGAACAGTCCAGAAGGCATCAATATGTCAAATGATGGTCGTAGCTTACGATGGGTCGCGAAACGCGGTCAGATACACGATTGGGCTATCTATATCGGTATCAAATCTTGGGACGATAAAATGATCGCATCGAATGGCGATAAAGTAACCGGTAAAGAAAATATAAAAAAGCTCGTGCCTTGTGATGATGAAGCTTTTGGAATGTACAGGTACTAAATGAAACAATCTGAAGCAATAGCAAAAATGCACAGTGGCGCAAATGTTTTCTTAACCGGTGAACCGGGAGCCGGTAAGACCTACACACTCAACAAGTTCATCGAAGAAGCACAGGAACGTGGCAAGCGCATTGCAATAACAGCCAGTACAGGAATAGCAGCTTCGCACCTCGGCGGTACTACAATCCATTCGTGGAGTGGGCTCGGCATCGCCGACAGCGTGAAAGATTCCGATTTGGACCGCATGAGCTGGAAGCCGAAGTTGCAGGAGCGATACAATCGATGTGATATTCTGATTATCGATGAGGTGTCAATGCTTCATGGTAGCCGCCTCGATATGGTAGACCGGGCGTGCCGATGGATTCGGCATAACGAAAAGCCATTCGGTGGGCTGCAAGTTATTTTGGTCGGGGACATGTTCCAATTGCCGCCAGTCGTTCGTGGATCGTCTGAAACAGATTTCGCCCACCATTCGAACGCATGGCGCGTGGCAGAGCTTACGCCCTGCTACCTGACCGAACAGCATCGTCAAGGGGCTGACGATAATCTACTTGGGATTCTAAGGTCGATGCGACAGGGAGGCATTTCGCCTGAGGAACGGAGGACTTTAGAATCCCGAACAGGGTTAAATCCCGATGAAACTATTACGAAACTTTATACGCACAACGTAGATGTTGATGCACTGAATAACCAAAAGCTTGCCCTACTCGATGGACCTTCACACGAATTTTATATGAGTGGTAAGGGTAGCGAGTGGGAAGTTGATAAGCTCAAGAAGAATCTGCTTTGCCCTGAACGGTTAGAGCTCAAAATCGGCGCGGAAGTAATGTTCGTTGCCAATGACTTTGAAGCTGGATTCGTTAACGGTACTCGCGGTCGGGTTATCGGCTTCCAAGAAGGCGAGCCGGTCGTTGAAACTACTGACGGCTTGAAAATACAGGTCGAGCGCTATGGTTGGCGCAAGATGAATGAAACAGGCGAATATGTTGTCGCTGAAGTATGGCAGACACCGCTACGCCTCGCATGGGCGGTTACAATCCATAAGTCGCAAGGCATGAGCCTCGATGCAGCCGAGATTGATTTAAGCAAGGCGTTCGTGCCAGGCATGGGTTATGTTGCCCTCAGCCGAGTACGAAGCCTCGAAGGATTATTCTTGGTTGGATTGGGTTCACAAGCATTGCAACTGGACCGTGATATATATGAGTTTGATAAAGCATTGAAGCTAGGAAGGAGTTAGCATGAAGAATGAAAACGTAACAGTAAATATGGCGTTCACTCTTGACCAAGATATCGCAAGTTGGATCGAGCGAAAATCTGTCAGTGAAGATATGAACAAAAGCCAAATCGCGCGCAAAGTATTTCGCGATGCGATGAAGGCTGAAGCAAAAGCTAAATTGGTCAAAGCACCAAAGAAGGGAAAGTAGTCATGGTTGAAGTAGTCAAAGCAACACCTCAGCCGCCGAGCAAGTTCCTGATTATCGGGGAGCCGTTCAGTGGTAAAACAACTATTGCGGCGAAAGCACCGAAACCGCTATTCATGAGCACCGATGGCAACGCTGCCAAGTCCGGGCTTGATGCGGTGAACGTGAAAACCGTAAGTGATATACGCGAAACGCTGACTTTGTTTATCGAGAACAAAGATTACAAAACTTTGGTAATCGATACCATTGAAGGTGTTAGTGATATTTTCGCTGATGAAACGCTCAAAGAGTTTCAGCAATTGGGTATGCGTGCCGAAGGTGGTGCACCGCTCAAGTCGCTTACTGATATGGCATGGGGCAAAGGCACCGGCGCACTCAACAAGAAGATTGATGCGTTTGCTGATGCACTTGCCGGCATTAAGAAGAACGTCATTGTACTGAGTTATACTAAACGTCAGATGGACGATGTAAGTGGATCGATTGTACTCGCCAGCGAGCTCAAGAATATCCGTTACGTTACTCGCTTCATGGACGCACAAGTTATCGCGCAGTTCGATGGCGAAAAGCACTCGGCACACCTGATTCACAAACGTGAAGTCATGGCGGGCAAAGTTGAATATGGTGAGATCGAGGATTTTCTAACGGCTATCGGTTGGGAGCTTCCCAAGAAGAAAGTCAAAGTTGGAAAAGCCCAAGGTCGATAAAGTAAATTAATAATTCAAGTGTCCTTTTCAGCCAATCTGTGTTTGACGGTTAGTGAGCTTCGAAGCACTATACCTATCAGCAGACTGCAATAGATGAGGTGCGTGGCAGTATAAAAACACCACGCGGTAGCCATAAACGATTTGACTCTCTCCGTATTGAGAGGCAGAGAGGCTGACGAGGACACTTGAAACAATAAGAAGGAGTCATATCATGGCACAACGAGCAACATTTAGCGACACTGAAAAAGAAGAAAAATCATTTAATTACTTCGAGCAAGGTGTCCACAAGGTCCAGATTTCGAGCATCGAGTTTGGCTTCACTGAAGATAAAGACGAAAAAGAGTTTGCGGAAATCACCGTAGTCGATCCTGACAATGGGGAAAAAACTGACAAGGTTCGCCTATGGTTCCACTCTGAAGGCGCGCGAGGCTTTAGCTTCAGCACCCTCCGAGCAATCTTTGTTCACAATGCACCTGAAGATAAAAAAGACGGCGTTCGCGAGAAGTTCAATGCTATTAAAGGCACTGAAGAACTCGAAAAAGCTTGCCAAAAAATGCTACCTGGTAAAGAAGCTTGGTTCTCGATTTACGAATCAGACACCCGAACTTACACTGATGAAAAGGGTACGACTCGCAAGAGCTTCGACAAAAACCTTACTGGATACGAACCTAAGCCAAAGACTGTTACAGTCGGAAGCGGTGAAGCTAAGGTAACTGGTACGCCAGTTGATACCGAAGAACAACCGTTCGGATTCTAGTTATGAGTGCAAGCAAAGGTAACGTAGTCGGCATCTCTATCTTATTGATAGCAATACTGGCGGCACTCGTGTTCTTTAGCATAAACATAGGAAGGAACATTGGAATGAATGACAAACCATTAACAATATCAAACGAAGCGAAATACACTTTGGTCCCTTACAACGGTACAGGATCAGGCGTATATAAGCATGGCACTATCGTTAAGGTAGATGCTAGCGGAAATCCTACAGTTGTTGGTCATTTCGATGATGACAGCGGTAAAGAGTTCCCTGGCACCATGCAGATAAGCGAGATAAAGTAATGAAGTTCGAGTATTTCGCAGGTGAGCAGCGCACAAAGCCTTGGTATGATTTACGGCTCGGCAAGCCTACGGCTTCGCGGCTCGTGGACTGGTTGGCGGTAAGCAAAGCCAAGACCGGCGCAGGCAAACCGCTCAAGGCTCGCCTCGATTATGAGAAGGAATTAATCTTCGAGCGGAAGTTCGGCGTTGCCTTCGAGCATTATGTGAACAGCGCAATGCAGGACGGTATCGACTTTGAAGATTTCCTACTTCGTCAATACGAGAAGGAGAAGGGCGTTACCGTTGTGCCGGTGGGCGCATGGTTCAACGAACACTTCCTCGCTTCACCTGATGGTGGTGTGAATGACGAAGGTATCGTTGAAGCCAAGGTGTTGAAGGACAACTCATTTGCCGATGTACTGGTAGATGGTGTACCTGATAAGCACTGGAAGCAAATCCAAGGTCAGCTATTCGCCTCCGGTCGTAAGTGGTGTGATTACATCGCCGGTAATTTAAGCACCAAGAAATTCAAAGTGATTCGTGTCCTGCCGGACCCTGAGTTCTTTGAATACCTAGAGCTCGCGTTGCAGGAACAACTTGTAACGGCTGAGTTTAGTGATGACCAATTGTTCGATTTTGCTGATGTTCTGCCTGAAGGGGCTGAAGAGCAGGCAAAAGCGGCAAGCGGTGTAGATAATAACTTTGGATTCTAAGGAGGAAACCATGTCAGAGCTCAAAGGTAAATTACTACACGATATGATGAAGGTGATCTTCGTTGCAAACGAAGGTAAATTCACTTATCTCGATCAGGAGTATGATGGCAGTAACTTGCAAAGCCTCGCCCAAGTATTCGCTCAAATGGGACCGATCGACTTTAACGCTGCTTGCTGGCGCGCACAAGACGATGGATTTCTATTCATCGATAAGAAAACTGGTAAAGTCGATGTGCTCAAGGTACCGGAAGAGTGGGCGTTTGATACCACTATCGAACATCTTATTCAAGTTACCCCTTATGTTTTGGGTAAATTGGCTGAAGTTGAAGCTGATCCTGAAGAAAATTTCTACGCCAACTATGTAAGTGGATATTTCGCGCTCGATGTTATGATCGCAATGCGATATATGATGCTCAAGGGTATCGTTACGACTTATGAAGTGCAGGACGTTAGCGAGAATGAAAACGGTGAGAAAACCACTGATACTTACTTGTTCTACACGCTACCTGAAAATGCTGAAAAGCGATGGGGCGAAAAACAGTTCAAGGATCAAGAGAAGCTAGAAAAATAATAATATGCTAAAATGAGAGTGTTGATACTGGTTCACGCTGGTTGAAAACAAGCCTTTGCTTGCAAGGACCTCTCACAAGGAGGTCCTTTCTCATTTATGAGGCACGAACTAACAAATATAGATACCGTTAATCGAACAGCCATCTGCTCGGTTGATGGCGCTGTACGAATAGCAGTTCGTGAAAAAGACAAATGGCGTTGCCGGGAACGGAAAATCCAGTATAAGAAGCCGTATCGTGCTCATCGCGGCGGCGTTTGCGAGAAATGCGGCTTCGAGCCGGAGCACCCCTGCCAGTTGGACGTTGATCACCGGGACGGTAATCATGAGAATAATGACCCTAGCAATTTACAAACTCTATGTGCAAACTGCCACCGCTTGAAAACGTGGTACGAAAGGATTGGTAAAAAAGATGCTTGATGATACGTTTTATCTGTACGCTCGCTATAAAGGCAGTGATGCAGCGCGACATTACACTAACAATAAGAATTATTTGCTACTCGTAAAAGTCGGTCGTTTCAAATCGAAGCGAGTGAAAGTTACCGAGGTCGAAGCTGACACGAAAAAGCCAGTAGAGGGTGCTGAACGCCACTACGCGAGCAAAGAAGTGTTTGAGCAATCATGGAAGGTGATTCGGGACCTTACTCAAGAAGTGTAATAATTACAACATTGAGAATCTCGAAAAAAATAAGTTATGGACGATTGGTTTGCTGATAAGCCGGTATATACCGGACCAACTACCGATGAGATGGATCACACCACGCCAGAGGAACGCTATGCGCTTGTGGCTATATGTTCCACCTGTCATCAGCCTCACTACTTCACTGGCTCGCGTGAGCGGTTCAGCCAGACGAAGGGTGAGGTCTGTGAGTGCGGTGGCACCAGCTTCTATGATATGAGGAGTCAGCGTACGTTCAATCCGGCAGCCAAGCGAAAGATTCCAAAGGGGAAACGCTAGTGGTATAATGTCGGTAGTGGGGTTGAGTTCCAAGGGGTTGTTAATAGAGTAGTCGCGAGGCTACTCTATTTGTTTGGTATAATAGTGCTTATGAGTTGAAGAGATAAGCGTAAGCCACCCTCCAAGCCCACCACTCTCGATAAGTATAAGCTACGATTCGAGGCTCTTCCTTCTGAAAAGAAAATTCGACTAGCGATTAGGCGTATGCGGTATAATAAAAGCAAAAAAGCCCCCAAGTAGGGGCTCTTTAATATTTTGCGACATTAAGTTTTCAGTGATTATCTGACTACTGGACCGTCCCCAGCTGTTCCACCGCCACCTTTACTGAAGGCTGTGGTGATACCAATGGCACCTAGAGCTGCCACGATGCCTTCTGCCGGGCTGGTTGGTAACAAACCAAGCCAGTTAGCGAACAACGATGCTACCACGCCCATAACAAGCGCTATGATGATCGTTACCCAGCCTACCACTTGCTGCGGTAGTGCCATTTTTACCATCTGCGTAAGCGCGATGATAACTACTGATAGAAATAACACTGCTTCCATAATTAACCTCCTAGATTAACCGATTCACTATTGCTTGGACCGCGTTGTAGTCGTAGCCTGCCCTTTGAAGGCGAGCCTTTCGATCAGGACCATTGCCCCACTCACCGCGTACAACTTCACGCGCCACTTGTTCATTGGCTTTGCGAGCCGGTGCTGCTGGTGCCGACTTTACACCTAGCAAGCGATTAACTTCGTCTTGCACTGCTTGGTAATTGTAGCCAGCCTTCTCAAGCCGAGCTTTCCGGTCAGGTCCGTTGCCCCATGCCCCGGCGAGCACCTGATTAGCGACAGTGGTTACTGATGCCTTCGGTGCCGGAGCCGAGCCGCCGCCGAGCCGGGCGTTGACGATGCCTTGAATCACACCGTAGTCGTAGCCTGCCGCAGCAAGATTACGCTGTCGGTCCGGACCATTACCCCATTTACCAGCGAGCACTTCGGTCGCTATCTGGTCATTGCTCTTGCGTGATGGGGCTGGTGTAGGGTTCGAGCTTCCGCCGCCCATCTTGTTTACCTTATCAGCCAGCTCTTGAAGCCGACCGTATAGCTTGCCCGGACATGCAGTTGCAGATACATCTTTATGACCGAATAGGTTTTTACCTACCTTGAGCGGTAGCATACCATGACGAGCAGCGATATCGTGGACCAACTCGACTAGGGTATCGAAGGTTTGATCTGCAACATTCCACTCAGGACCGCCGCTAGAGTTTACATTTTCAATACCTATTGAGGTAGCATTGTACGGCCAGTTGCCGCAGTGCCATGCGATTGAGCCTTCAGGTACATACTGATCGACATTCTTGTTGCGTCCGACACCGTAGTGAGCTGACGCGCCGCGTCCGACATGCTGGAAGGTCCGAGCGATGCCATCGAAATCAGTAGTGGCTGCATGGTGAATAAATATCTTGTTGATTGGATTGCCAAGCCGACCGGCAGTGAAGTTACCGGCGAATGCTAGGTTCTGGCGTAGAGAGTATGACATTTATTTGTCCTCCTCTGGATTACCTTTACCCATGTGTTCCAGTTCTCGTTCGTGGATTTCAGTTACTTCTTCGTTCATAGCAGCCTCCTTGCTTATGATTTAATTATAGCACTACTTTGATTTTTCGTTCTTGAGCTCTTGTTCAAGATGATGCTGAGTAAAATCTGTCATATCTTTTTCACTGCTTGCAAGTCGATATAGTCTTGAAACTAGGTAAGACAATAACAACCCTTGAAGGTGTACGCCCAGTGAGTAAACAAGGCTTATCGGTGATACTGTTTTTAGGCGACCAGTATCAACTAATAGGGTAAGGACATTAATTGCAACAGGGATTAATCCCATTACAATTATTGTAAGTGAGATGATGAAGAGCACATATCGAAAACGGACCAGAATCTTTCTAGTCTGTTCATCGTACTGATCGGCACCCTCGAACGGTGTCTTGAGCAGCCGCACTTGCTTAATCAATACTCCAACAATAAAGTACATAGACACTGCGCTGATTGCCAGCAGCATTAGTACATAAGTTTCAATAGTTATCATCGTTCCACTCCCCTTTTGGTTTTGTTAGGCAGATGACCACCTGCCGCTAAATATATTTTAAGGGTAAAACCGTTTTTAACCAATAGCTCGTTGAGATGTTGATTTGCTTCGTTAGCTTTTTGAACAGCCTCTTTATTAGCACCTTTAGCAAGCTCAACTTCCACGCGACTAGATGCCGGTGGTTGTATAGTCGTTACATCTTCCTCATTTTGCTTGTGTTTGCGATTCCAAAACATCATCGCCTACCTTTCACTGCTTCTATCTTAGCAGCCAGCAAAGCATTAGATTGTGAATTACCTTGCAATACTTCCTGATCATCTTTCGCCATTTCTCGATAATCGAGAGTATGTGATTTGTTTTCAGTTAATAGTTGCGCGTTCAGCAGATCGATCTTATCGTCCTTTTTATCGGACTTTTTCTGTTGATACACTACTACTATTATAAGCCCAACACACACAACTCCCAAAATTCCTTGAGTGAATAGGTAGTTAAAGATTCCACTCGAAGGGTCCATCGATTAATCCACCGTAAAGGTTACACCATCAAGGCTCATATAAGTACCACCGGAAGGCGATACTAAGTTCACTACACCATCACCTGCCGCCACACTTAGCTTAGCTAAGTTAGCTGAGCTACCCGGAACAGTGTGAGCAAATACTTGAGTAGGTCGGAAACCAAATGGTAGAGTGAACATCGCTATTTGATCTAGGGTTGCTTTTCCGGGGTTTCCTCGGAATCGAACAACATTACCAGTACGGCGATAGCTAGTAGTAATACCGTTTTGATTGACGTAGCTGTTTTGGAAGGTTGGGTTAATCCAACCAGTATCATTTAGTTCTGGTCGTGGTTGGCTAGGTCGTATCCAAACACTGTTTGCGTCCGGCTGGTTTTGTACGACAGAGGTAACGGCTGCGCCACTGGTAACAACACGAGCAATACGAACCGAGTTTGCGGCAAGCGCAGGGTTTGCGCCACCATTAGCCGCTTCTGTATAAACAATTGAAGCAACTCCGCCACTAATCAATACATCGACATAAGTATCTTTTGATGCTGTATAAGTTCGAGCGGTTACTAAAGGAACGGTATATCGCAAACCATTCACATAGACAACTGCCGCAGTAAAAGAAGCTTGCAAGCCCCCAACGGCTGTTACGATACCCCCACTTGCTACGAAGTTCTGACCAATAACTTCAGAAGGCTTGAAAAAATCATCGAGTGAAGTAGTCTTGAGCTTTCCGTTATCTTGAAGTGATATACCTAAAAGATCAACCAGAGCGTCAGCCCAATTAGTGGTCATTTTGACGATAGCCACTTCTGAAGTGGTGTTCCCATTGTCAGCATAACCGGGAGCGAAGCCGTCAATAATAAGATCGCCAGCGGTGATGTGTCCCCACATTACCTTCATGCCGGCAGTGGCGATGTATCCGTTAGCTGCCGGCGTGCCGGTAACTACAATCACCTTAGAGTTCCAGTTGTCTACGTTGTCCAGATCAAGTACGGTAGAGCCCGGATTGCGAACAGATTGAATGTGGGCTAATACTGCCTCACCTGTACCATCGCTTGCCCTAAGATGTTGTAAATCCATGTGTTATTTTCCCCTGCTATATTCTACTTGTTATTGTAGCACAAAAATGATAAGCAATAGCATAAAAAAGAGAGGGGCGAACCCCTCTCTGAGAACTGTTAATCCTAGGATCAGTCGTTTTCAAGCGATGCAACTGCACGAGCTTTCTTCGTAAGAACGAAGGTATCGCCTCGGTCGCGCATCTGGATTTCGATTCCTGAGAAGCCAGGGACCTTTTCGATAACGACAACGCCATCACCTTTAGGGTCCATCTTAGGCTTGACGTTCACGATTGCTCGCTTGTCAGCAGCAAGGGCGTAAACACCAGTACCAAGATACGCATCAGGAGTTTCAACAACTTTCGCACCGGCGAGCTTACCAAGGTAACCGTTTTTGCCGTCAGTGTAACCTGCGTCAGAACCGGTGTAGTTGATAAGTGAACGGATTTGAGAAGCAATGTCGTAACCGACCCAAGCGACAACGCTACCAACAGCACCACCACCAGTTTTAACCTTGTCGATCAAACGACCAAACTGCAACTTCAGATCGTTCGTACCAGCGTTGGCATCGAATACAACCTTGTTACCACCCGGACGAGCTGCAAGCAATTTACCAAGAGAGTACGCATCGTGAGAAGGTACGAATACCTCGTCAGCTTGCTGAAGCGCAACCTTTTTACTGAAGTCAGCGATAGGCTGATCTTGGATTTGTGTTTTCTGCACACGGAGCAGCATACTTTTATTGTAAGCAAGAGTAAGAACTTGCTCAGCTGGAACAACCAGCGAAGCTGCGCCGAAGGGAGCCGTAGCTGAATTTTCATCGTAGTCCGCAAGTGAACCGTTAGCGATGCTAAGCACGCGAATGCTGTTTACATCGACTGCTGAATATCCATTATCACCAACGTGAGGCGCGAACACTGAGCTTACGCTTAGTGGAATGTCCATTACGTTGGCGGTTTTAGTACCATAAGCCATAAAATACCCCCAAAAATCTATTAATTATCACACGAAGCCATTTGCTATATTAATTGTACTTGAATGTCAATAATAAAAGCAATAGCAAAATAATGCTATTATTACAATATGATTTCTACGATTCAACTACCGGTCAATTTCAAGCCTCGCTGGTATCAGGCGGAAGCCTTGCGTGCTTTGGAATCCGGTATTCGATTAGCGGTGTGGTGCTGGTCGCGGCGTGGCGGCAAAGACAAGACTGCCTTCAGCTACGCGGTAAATAAGATGGTCGAGAAGCCGATGAACGTGGTGCTGGTATTTCCGACCAAAGAACAGGGGCGAAAGTCCTTTTGGAATAACATCGAAAATGATGGATTCAAGACGCTCGATGCTATTCCTGAAGAACTGATCGCGAGCAAGCGTGATGATGAAATGCTCATTCGGCTAGTCAACGGATCAACCTTTCAGGTACTTGGTACGAAGGACCCGGACGCGCTTCGTGGTGCCAACGGTAAACTCTATATCTTTTCCGAGTTCGTTGATATCGATAGCGCCGCATACGATGTGGTGATTCCTATTATTGAGGTGAACGGTGGTCAGGTAATCATTCAGAGTACGCCAAAAATCGATGGTATCTCTGGTGGCACCTTCAAGATTATGTTCGATCGCGCCCTTGAGAATTGGGCTACCGGGGACAAAATGGAATATGCCAGCCTGATCACGGCACGCGAGTATCTTTCTGAGGAAACTCTTGAGCGTATCCGACAAGATACAATTGCTAAAAATGGTAATGATTTCTGGTTCCGGCAAGAATTTCTTTGTGATTGGGGTCAAGCTTCGAGTACCTCTTACTACGGTCAAGTGCTTAAAAGCATGGAAGAAAAAGGACGAATCGGTATCCATAAATACAATCCGGATTATCCGGTTTATACAGCATGGGACCTTGGTATGAGCGATAGTACTGCAATCGTATTCTTTCAGCATTACTTGAACCGGACCGGACAAGCAGTTACTGCTATCATCGACTACTACGAAAGCCACAACCTCAAGAACGAAAGCCATGTGAAATTCGTGCAGGCAAAGCCATATAATTACGCATGGCACTTCTTCCCTCACGATGGATCGGTCCGCGATAGCGATGCCATCTCACGCATCGAGAAAATCCGCGACATGGGGCTCACGAACAGCAGCCTGCTTCGGCGCGAGCCGAAAGAGGACGGCATCAACCGTGCCATCAACGGCGTGGCTAAGTCTACGATTCACCAACCTACCTGCGTAGAACTGATCCGTAAGCTATATCTATACAAGCGAAAATACAATCCGCTTACCGGTGATTACATGGGACCTGAACACAAAACCGAATCGCACGCAGCCGATACGGTTAAATATATGTACTGTGCGATCGAGCAAGAGTTTGACGAAAAAACCTGCGTTATGTATGTAACGCAGGCTTCTCAAGATGATTCTTACGAATCTGATATAGTTGAAACTACTTTTTATCAGCCGTCTTATTAACAGCAGGAGTTTCTTTTGGACTGTTTGTTGCTTCAGGTGCCGGTGTTGCAGAATCCTTATCGGTATTCTGGCGCTTCTCATCATCTGGCATGTCTTTTTTGACATCAGCATCTTTAGAAGCGGCTTTCTTTTCGTTATTGCTTGATGATTCAGGTTCGTCCGTTACCGGCGCACCTTCAGGGATATCGCGTTCAGCGGTACCAACATCTTGCGGCTTCATTTCTGCTTTACCGCGAGCTTTATCATCAAGTTTTGCGTTTTTCTTCGCAAGATTTTGAGCCTCTTCAATGTTACCATCAAGGACTTTTTCATTTTTCTCAACGGCTGCACGAACGCCCTTTGAGTTTTCTTTTGCTGTTGCTTGACCATGTGCTACTGGATCAAATTCTTCTCGTTTAGTTTCAGCCATGATTGACCTCCGTTTAGTTAGTTGCTACTAATGATACGACTGCCGTACCAGTCATTGCTGCAAGCCCGGTAACACGAGCTTTTAGCATACCAGTACATCGTATTCGGCGAATACCTTGAGCCGCCGAAACGATGGTTGCGAGCGCGGTACCAACGGTGATATCTTCAATAGAGTTTCCAACTACTGTACCGCCAACTGTTACCCAAGTCGTACCATCGACAGAGAATTGAACAGACAAAGCACCGGTATAGGTACCGGTTACTTGTATTCCAAGGAAGTTATAAGCACCACCAAGTTCGAGCTCGACAGCCGAGCCTTCAGTAGCAGCACCAGCCGGGACTAGGTTCTGAGTAGTAATATTACCCTTTTTCGATCCTGATGATTGTCCCGGCTGCATGAGCTACCCCCTGTTATTGCTTATCTTTAGCTCCATTATCAGGCTTTTCGTCTGATTTTGCAACTGGTTTCTTCTCTTCAGGCGCAGGTTCGCTACTTTTACCCTCGCGAGCTTCACGAACACGGCGGTCGTAATCACTTTCGTAACTCTTATCCTCGCCCTTAGTATCACGCTGAACAGTTTTGAATCGCTTGCTAGCCATGTACTTCAATACATTGTAATCGGCAACGTCCTCAACAGGAATTTGATATGCAGCCGCGATGCGCTCCATTACGTTCTGATCTTCCTTGAGTTCTTCAAGTTCAACCAAATCTTCAGGAGTTAAGCGCCAGCCAAAATCTTGCTTATTTTTCGCATTTGGACCTTCATTGCTTGAGTTAAAGAATGCAGCAATGTGCTCGACTGTTGAAGCAGTACGAGTTTCGAGTACACCGTCATTCATACGCTCAAAGGTAATACCAATTTGTTGACGCTTTTCATCGGCTTTACGCTTAGCCTCTTCTTTGCTTAGTAGGATTCGTCCATCATTGTTAGCCATATTATTCGTTCTCACTTTCTGCTTCTTCAGCTTGTTTTTCTAATTCAGCGCGCTCAGCGTCAAGTTCGGCTTTATCGCGGAAGGCATAACTAAAGCGTACCTTTTTACCATCTACCTCTTGATAACTAACACCGACACATTCGAGTGTAACACCGTCAACACTGATAACTTTACCATCTTCAAATAATTGTTTTGACATAATATATTCCTCCATTAACCTTCATAAAATTCTTTTGCTGCTTTCGCCCAACCGTCCTCTTCAGGATCAGTTACACTTCCGCCGCCAGCAGAATGGATATCTTCACGATCCTGCTGAGTTTGTTTGCGAGCAGTATCATCTTGAGTTTTCTTCTTAGCAGCAGCCTGCGTTTGAAGTTGAGCTGCATACTGAGCGTATGGCTCTAACGCTCGCTCGAAGAAGCGTTGCAATGAAACAGGTGCATCAACGATCAATCCACTATTCTCATCGATAACAAGCGTGCGCTTATAATCAGCCCAAATCTCTTTGCGGAGGTCCGGCATGTCGGCGAGGAGTTTTCCGAATTTGCCTTTAATGACATCAGCCTCATCGCGCTGCTGAATCATGACATCGGCGATGTGCTCGATGCGGTCCGTCATTTGGGCTCGTTCGTTGTCTTTGTGCTTCTGCGCGGCGAATAGCCACGCCGTAGCTTCTTCCTCGGTGAAGCGCCGACCCTTCGGGTTTTCGGCGGTGATGGTGAGGGGGTTTATATGCCCCATAACATCGCGAGGAGTTTTGAGCGGTTCACCTTGATCGTCAAGAATATCATCGCTCCACTCAGGGAACATTTCCTTCTTAATGTCAGTGCGGAATTGTTCGCGATCAGCTTCTAATTCACGCTGGATTTGTCGAGCTTCTCGGTAGGGAGCTCCATCATCTGCGGACTGTTCGAGGTTTTCGTCTGCGTTTGGATCAGTTTTTTCCTCTGCTCCAGCACCCTTTTCGGAATCATCACCAGCCCCTTGTTCCTCATCTGATTTTTTTCCTTCAGAATTAGCCGCCTCCGCTGCTTGTTCCTCAGGTGTTTTTTCGGACTTGGTTTGCTCATCGGTTTTAACTCCTTTATCAGCCAAAAAATCGGCTTCAGCACTATCCCAATTATCAACCTGATCTTGGACTTGAGTGTTTTCCGCACCGGTATCAGCGGCTTGCTGGTTATTTTCTTCTTCGTTCATTACTCACCTTTCTCTTTCTGTTTAACATCTTGAACGGCAGATTCTAGTTGCCGGTATAGTGGCTCTAAAATGCGAAAAGCCTCCTGCTTTGCATCGATTTGACGCAAAAGAACAGCGGCGGCTTTCTCTTTATCTTCAGCCTTGAGCGTATCAAAAGAATTGACATGCTCAAGGTCTTTCATTTCTGCTTTGAATTTTCGATACACATCAGTGAGTGTAGAAAAGTTATCGATATCAGCATCGGGCGTTTGAGCCGGTGTGTTATCTATCGGACTGCGATAGCCAATTTCTTCACTTTGATCACCGTATGCCATTCTCTACCCCTTTGCTTGGTTATTAAATCCAATATAACGTAAGCAAATTGTATTGTCAACTATTACTGGCTCATAGTATTGGTAGTAACTTGGTCAGATACCTGAGTTTCTACCGGCTGAGGCTGTACGAAAGAATTGGAAGGCAGGCGCTTGCTTTGTGGCACTGTCTGCTCAAGAAGCATATCAGTAAGCTCACCAGCTTTTTGCTGCATCGCAGGGTTACCTTCACCATTTTGCAAGAATACGGTAAGCATATCTTGAAGATCGCCGCGTTTCTTTTCATCGAGCTCATCTTTACCGATACTGAGTTCAATTTCAACACTAAGGGTTTCGATACCACCCTTGCGAACTTCGCTACCATTGCCATCAAGAACAGGCTGACCGGCTTCATCAAGCTCAACCTTACCTCGGTAGAAATCTTCCCAATTGATCGTAAATTTATTATCATCACCGATGATAGGTACATAAGTAGGATTCTCTTCGCTTGGCACGAACTTATCTTCACCGATACGGTTGATAGCATTCTTACACTCATCATCAACGATAACTGTCTGCTCACCCATTTGTTCACAAATATAAGTATCGAGGGCAACTAGCGCGTATTGGCGCAGGAAGTTCTCAACGATATTCGTAATCTGATTGAGTGAAGAGTTTTGTACGCGTTCTTGCATTTTAACGCCCGGAGCCGTTTTGCTGAATCCGCTACTATTACTGCCACCGTTTGAAGTACCAGTAGGCATACCCATAATGTTCTGAATTTGTGAGCTCATTTGCTGAGCGAATGGTACGAACTGCGCGAGCGCACCGTTATCAAGCGTGATTAGCTCAGCTTTGGCGTTCATATCTTGTGCTTCCCATACAGCACCCTGCTTGAGCTGGACCGGTTTCGTAAAGCGTCCACGCTTCAGAATAGGTGGCTTCGAGTTCAATAGAAGCATTGAAGTGATGTTCTGAAGGTATGCGTTCATTAAGTTCTGCCAAGGTGAGGCAAGGCGTACACGCGATACACCGAATGGCGATAGCGCCGCAGGGTCGATTACGAGTGCTTGGACGCGAGGGAATCCGAACTTAGATTTGTTCGTCAGTACACGAAGCGGCTCTTCCTCATATTGAGGACAGAATGTAGTGAATTTACCACCGCGACCAACCTCAAGTTTCGTAACGAATGGGAATGTCGGAGCACTTTCCATAGCTTTTTTATGGTTAGGATCGGACTGATAGATAGAATAATTGTTACCCTTAGGGTCCATATCGAGTAAAGCATCGAGCGCTTTAATATTCCAAGTAGTGTTCGGGTTATTCTTAGCTGCATCACGAATCTTACGAACGCGAGTTTTGGTAAGGTTAGCGACTGCACAGAAGAAACCAGCTTCGTTAAAGTCTTGAATGCCCGGTTCCGGGTCAAGGTCCTCGTAGTGCATCACACGCATCGTTGTACCGAACTCATCGAACATAGACCCTGTGGCGGTCATTGCAGGCGCATAGCCGTGCGTGAGCGCTTGCTGAGCACCAATCTGAGCGGTAGATAGCAAACCTTTACCGAATGTATCCTGATTAAACACACCCTTACGAAGAATCCAGCTCGAAAGGTGAGCTTGAATACTGAGTTTTGTGCCATTTACGACAGCTGCAAAGATAGGTAATTGCTGTAAAGCATCGCGAGGGATAGCACGCACAAGTCCGGCAATAGTAGTATCACCAACATAAGCTGCGCCCGGTGTATGGTTAATCGGAACACCATCGGCGAGATTATCAAGGCTCACAAAATCATTTGTAAAACCTTGCCGCCATTGCTTAGCAATCAGCCAATCACCAATGAGCTCGCTCATGATAACGTCTGGATACATTTTCTTGTCTTTCTCTGCGAGTGCATTTTCATTCATAATCTACCTTTACCCCTTGTGTTTATTCTACCGTAAGTCCGGCTTAACTCCTAGATTTTCGCCTTCGTATGAAATAACACGAAGCATATAGTCGTTGTAACCGGCATCGGTTTCTACCCACCATTGTACCTCAGAAGCTAAATCATTTATCGGAACTGGCACGCGTTTGTCAACTCGGTTTAGTGCGGCAGCAACATCATCAATGAGTGCCGGAGTGGTCCAACCGCCCGGAGTATCGAAGCCAGCGTACACATATTGAGGATCAGACCAACCACCTGAAGAGGATAGCGTGTACACTGGACCTTCAACATCTTCAAATACTGTTTGGATATCTCCATTCTGATCGCGGTAATTTACGCCGATTCGGATATTGCCAATCAAACCAACGATATAGAACATTGCCTGTACCGTAGCTTGGTAAGCGTTTCGAGCGTCATTGATACCGATAAGCGCACCCTTAGCGTAAGTACTAAATGGTATAGCGCCTCGGCTGCGGAAGTAGTCTACCGTGCCGAATGATTCAAATAGCTTGTACGTCTTTTTACCCTGTCGGATATAAACGAATGCTGGACTATTCGGCGGTGAAACCGTACCAATCCACGTTGCTGGAATTTGCAAAGGCGGATTCCATGCACCGTTATTATTCAAATCACGGATAAGAATTTCATTCGGAGTATCGAAACCGTATGATGGAACAATCCAAAGTACTCGATTGCCCCAACCAGTACCAACGATCTCATCAAGCGCCTCAACCTTAATTCGCTCACTATAAGGTGAAATATCCTTGTCAATTTCTTTCGTAGAAATGACGTTTTGAAGCTGCGGCTGCGTGTCCATCGAGGTAAAGCCGTCCACGCTAGGGAAGCTCAGCTGACCCTTGTAATTGACTACGCCTAAGCTCGAAGCCACGCCTGCGGCTCCGTAGTTCTGCTCGGTAACGCCCCACACCACGAAGCTCTGGTTGCCGTAGTTGATGGTTTGCTGCTCAAGCGTTGCCTGCTTCGATATACCCTGTGTATTCGAGAAGAGGATTGTAAGCGAGGGGATACCCTGACCGTTTCGGAATCCGACAACAGAGGCAGGATAGTAGTTCGTACCCTTTGAAGGCTGTGAGCGGAAGCCACCGTTCGAGCTTGAGAAGTCAAGCGCAAAATCACCATCGCCACCGATCCAAATATTGTGTGGGTCCTCAACATCACCAAAGAGGACCGGGCGACCATTCGTTTCGATTCCATACTTGATTTTTGGACCATCAGTAGAGTTTACTGCTGGCGGATTACCGCGCCCGATATCAATTGCGAGCGTACCATTATCAGTAATAGAAGTGCTGGCAAGGTCAAGACCACCTGCGAGCAGAAGCATATCAGTATCTTGGATCGTACCACCAGTAGAGGCAAGGGCAATATATAGATTCCATTTCGTAGCATTCGCAGGAATACCGGCAGGTCGGGTAATCGTCAAAAATTCGGTGCCGTCCGTTTTCCAAGTATCACGAGTTTTGTTGATCGTATAAGTAAGAATGTTCGATATTTTCGTTTCACCGGTTGCTGAACTGAAGGTGTATCCATAGTAGATTTTGAACGCACCAGAGTTTGCGATACCGGTTGCTGCAGCTGTTGGCGCAGTAGTAGGATCAGCGACCGCCGCATACTTAACAACCTCTTTAGTATCGAGCTTAACGTAGCAAAGCTTATCACCGTTGCCACCGTTCAATACTAAGAGGACATCAAGAATACGCAAGAATAGCGGCTTACCGCCGTTACCAGTGGTGATTGTATTATCGCCCACGCAATCGGTCCAAGTTGCATCACCATCTTTACAGTATTTGATCTTGCCATCATCAGCCGTGAACTGTAAAACCTCACCCTCCCAAATCGCAGGATAGATTTGATAACCATCTTCAACGGTGTCAGGTAGCCAAGGGGTCAATGACTTGCGCGGACCAAGGTATCCGTCAATAGTCATTTCAACGTCATGACCATCAACCACTTGATTGCCAGCGGCGTTTTGCTCGCCATTTAGGTACATACCTCCTGAAAAACCAGTAATATCGACACTACTGATATTTTTCTTTGGAATTTTCGCAGGGTTACGAACAGCCATTAGTAGACACCTCCGATACCGCTAAAGTCCTCATATACAGCCGAATCAGCCGTTGATGTGGCATTATTCTCAGCGATAGCCTTATCAAGCTCATCAGCGTATTGTTCGATGAATGAAGGCGCAAGTCCACCCTGTACAATGTCAGGACGAACAGAGTTCTTTGCAGTACCGAGGACTAGCAACTGATAGGGTACTTTGTCGAGTACGCTTACATCAGCAACCGATAACGGAACAAGTTTTTCGATAATATCTGTTACTACTGTCGCGCCAATTTCATAATCCTTGAAATGACGAGAAAATACTAAGCTGCGGTTTACAGTAGCAACACGATCTTCAATTGATGGATCAAGTCGGCGGCGAGTGATTTGATTTGGCTCAACCACTTCAAAACGGCTGACAATAGTACCATCGTACATTAAGACAAGTGGACGATCCTCATCAACCACGATGCGGCGAACGGTCGAAGGAAGCGCGAACACCTGATCAACAGTATTGATAGTACCGAGGTTATTGTCATTGGTGCGCGCCCAATTCCAGTTAATCGGTGTACCATCAGGATTCTTTTCAGATTCAATTTCATTCAAAAACATACGAGCAAAACTGAGAGTTTTTTCAATCTCAGTTTGTCCGCCAGTAGTCGTTACATCGAGAGGTCGGTTAAAACGAACTAGATAAACGTCCTTCACAAATTGTTGCACTAGTTGTTCGTTTGTCATGACCTGCCTCCTCGACTAACTTTGATTTCTTTTTTGAATGACTGATCATCGTTCGGTACTCGTTGAAGGACCGGGATCGCTGATTTCGGTGTGGCGAAGTCTGCCGCTAGTGGCTTCTGAGGGTCAAACCCTCCACCCGGCGCAAAACTCTGCGTAGCGATACTTGCATTGAATGCTGGACCCTTTGAGCCGCTTCCGCCTCGTCCACTACCGCCACGACCACCTTTACCCCAATAGTATTTCGCCTTCTTTATTAATCCTGCTTTCAAGAGTTTTTGATCTAATGCCGCAAGCTCTTTAGCATATTCTACAGCTTTTTCATCACCGCTGTCCATCATCTGCCGCCAGAATGTTACACCGACACCACCATCATCTGCGCTACTCGCTTCGTAAGCCTGAACAATCTCTGGCTCATAATTTGAATCACGATAGATTTCAGCACGACCAATTTCATTACGAAGTTCTTTTTTAGTACTGGCAGCTACATCATCATCATCTTGAATTTTGGAATACTTATATTGCAGACCACGAACAACTTTGTCGTACTCACCATCTTCCATGCGAGCCTTTACGCCCTCTTCAGTAGTTGGAACACCATCACGCTCAAGACCATACTTAGTAATATCCTCACGGATTCGAGCCTTGTCTTTTTCAGATGCGTTTTCGTCAGCCTCCATTTCAGCCAATCGATATTGAGAACCAAGAATCGCGTTTTCATAATTACCCTCTTCAGCGGCAAATTCAATATCCTCAGCTTTAAGCGGTATGCCCTGTGCAGCAAGTTCTTTTTTAGTATCTGCAAGAGATTGCGACTGTTCGCGCTTATCAGCCATATCACCAGTTTCACGCGTACTCTTGAGCATACGATCAAGCAAGTCCTTGGCTGGCACCCCTTCTTTTCGGTCCAACATCAACTGAGAAGCACCGGGGATTCGGTTAATTGTTTTATTGACCTCTGTTGCAAGTACATCTGTAACCTGCCGACCAGTTTCAGGATTCTCATTCGTTACCTTGGTTTCAGCCGCTTCACCAGTAGGATTTAGGTCAGTTTGATCAAGCAGGGCATTCACATCGGAAGTAAGCCCCGGAATGTACTGACGAAGTGCGCCACCAGTATATTGTGCAGCTGCATCAAGCAAGTTGCCACCTTCTTGAGTGGCAGAAGAAATCGCACTTTGGAAGTTGTTATCACCGCCGAATACTGATGCAACACCAGCATTTTTAAGCGTATTACTGCCAAGTGCATTAACCATAGTGGCAAGATCGCCACCCTCTTGCATAGCCTGATTAGCTGCGTTACCAAGAATAATAGGTACAGAAGCAGTACCGGCAATCGCCACTGGAATGTATCGATCACCGATATGGAAGTACAAACCGCCATAACTATCACCGTTCGCGTCCTCAGTCGTAACTACACCGGCTTCAGTCAATAGATAACCGAGCGCCATAGCTTCACCGGTATTGACTGCAAACTTGGAAACATCATCAATCACGCCCTGCAAATTACCCTTGCGGACGTTATTAATAGCCGAACCGACATTCCATAGTACATTCTTATCTGTTAGCGTTCGGTGCAAATTACCACCAAGCCAGCTAGTAAATGGTGCAATCTGGTTACGGATAACTGGTGAAGCCCAACCGCCGCCCTTTTTATCAAGTGAGTTAGCGACATTGTTAAGTGCGCGTGATACAGGATTGTCATGAAGCATGTTTGCTTTCTTCCAAGACTGCTCAGCGGCGCGTAGTTGATCTTCGCTAGGGATTGAAGCACGAAGGCGCGCATACGTTGTCTGAGCATCACCCTGAAGCCCTATCTGCGCGGCTTCCTGCATACCTGAGCGATAAAGCTCATCGTTACGAATACCGCGTGTTAAGTTAGTAGGAGCCTCAACCAGAGTACGAATTGTATTTCGGATACGTCCGCCACCAGTATTCACATCACCGCGACTATTTCGATTAGCTTCATCTAGGATACTCTCGACACGCCCACGCCCTCGGAATGAATCAACAATGTCCTGAACACCCTCCATGCCTCCGCGAGCGAACTGGCGAGCGCTAAAGCCTGTATCCTTAACTGTACCGGGATCGGTGAACTTATTTACCACCTTACCGATAGTGCTTGAAACACCGCGAGTAAGAATATCATCAGCAGTCGTTGCGCTGGTTGAAAGAACATCGAATACACGACCAGTTGGCGAACTAAGCATAAGCGTTCGACCTGTATCACCAATTCGCTTACCGAGCGAGCTATTTGGCAAACTCTCTTGGTAGAAGCGCCACGCATCACCCTGAGCAAGCTCTTTAACGCGATCAGCCTCATCGATAGCTTTAGAAAGCTCAGTAGCACGAGCTTGTACCTCTGGCGATAATGAACGGTTATTTATTACACCGCTACCAAGTAATTGTTCAGCCTCAGCCTCAAGTGCGCGAACATCATCAGCTGCCTTATCTGATCGCTGAATCCGAGCAAGTAACTCTGCACGGCTCGCATCGTCCATTTCGGCACCAGCTTTTTGAATCTTATTGATAAGGTAATCAGCCTTCATAGTTGTCGGCATATCCTCGAACACGATTTGAGCAGTTCGCAAACCACGACCAGATTCAGAAGCGTAATTCGTCATAGCATCAAGTGCGTTACGAATCGCAGCCTGTGATTCAGGTGCATCAATCTGTTCAAGTCGGCGAATACCATTGAGCGCCGCATAAAATCCTTCAGGAGTACTAACCTTAACTTCGTCAGCAAAGCGTCCGATAAGCGCCTCATCTGAAAGATCGTTGATAAAGCTTTTGGCGTTAGCTTCTGCTTCTGGTAATGAAACACGGTCAAGCGCTGGAACGTCAGCATTGAGGTCAGCCCGGAGCTGTTCATCGTCAATTCGCCCGGTGATCCGTGCGCGTGTTCGCGGCGCTGCTGCGCCGGTCAGTGCCACCTCATCACGAGCGGCGCGCTCAGCTGCGGTTTCCATAGCACCTTCAACCGCCTCGACTTGGCTTCCGCCTCGCTCTGGTGCGATACCCTGCTCAGCAAGGTCGCGAGCAACTTGAGCATCGGAAGTAAGCGTTTCGTTACCATAAACGTCTGCATCGGTCCGAGTTGACATACGAAGATCACCCTGCGCGGCAGCTTGTGCGACATCGGCTGTATTTGGACTGACAGTAGGGATTGCCTCAGTCGCAGGCTCAGCCTTTTGAAGTGGCGCATTAATAGCCTTGCTGAAGTCAGCGATAGGGATTTCTTCTTGAGTGGCAGGACCGGATACAGCCGGAAGAGTATCATCAGCTTTCGCGAGTGCGATAGGGTTAGTAACGTCTGGTATCCTTGGCTGATCAACCTGAACCGGTGCGCCACCTGTTTCGCGTGGATTATTGGTACTGATTGGCTGAACACCTGTTTGATCTTCGGGTGCCTTTGCCATATTAGTAGACTTGATACCGTCAGCAACTTCAATACCCTCTTCGACATCATCACCGGCTTTTTTCAGTGTTGAAATTTGTGGCGCCTCACTATCAATAGCACCAAGTGAATTTTTAGTGGCATTCTCAATCGCATTATCACCAGCTTTGCGGATACCCTGAGAAGGGAATAATAGCGAAGTACCGCCAACTAAAGCACCGGTTTTCAGCGCATCTAATGGATCGACATTCTCAATACCGCCAAGATAAGCCTGAGCGCCTACACTTGCACCGGCACCTAAGACAGTTGGGATTGCGGCACCCTTACCTTCGGCGATAAGAGATTTCTTTAGTGCTGCTTTGGTTGCAGCGTCTACCGCGCCCTCTTTAATTTGCTGCGTAACTGCTTTTTTACCAGCAGTCATTACACCAGATTTGGCTAGTCCACCGATGCCTGCGAAATCGAGAGGTGAAAGGGCTAATCCAAGACCCTGAAGATTGCGAAGTTTTTGTTTGGTTTCTTCATCAAGCCTGTTGAACTCGTCAGGCTCCATGCCAAAATCAACACGGATTCGCGCATCTTCAAGGTCCTTACCGTAGGCATCGTTGCCGGTTGCTTTAGCTAATTTCTCGGTGCCAGCAAGACCGAGATTAAAAACTGAACCGGCAATCGGAACATATCCAAGAATTTCTGCCGCCTTATCCATACCACCAGAAAACTTATCGAGCCCTTCGGCATCTTTTTTAAGCCGCTGAGATTCAACACCGAGGCGGTCAGTCGTGCCGCTATTATATTTGAGCACTTCAGGGTTACGATTCCAGCCGTTCTTTTCCTGATATTGCTGAGTAGCACGGTTTCGAGCTTGCGATACAGCACGCTCTTCAATCGCCTTACCGTTCAAGAAGGTTTTAGTGAACCAGTTTTCGCCTCGTGAAGCATCTTTACGAGCCTCATCAAGATTATCCGCTGCGAGGCGGTCAAGCTCTTTTTGAACATCAGAACGAGGGTCCTGAACAGGCTGTATCGGCTTCGGCTTCTCAAGATTAAATTGGGATTGGCTACCCATAATAGATTTCGGCTGCATCGGTTGATCCATTTTATTACTGGTATCACTTTGCGATGCAGCTTGAAGCGGTTTACTAAAGTCGAATTGGTTTTGTTGTGGCTGACCAAAAGAAGAAATTGTAGGACGTTGAAGTGAAGCCGAAGAAACGGCGATCATATTCTTTCGCCTTCGCTCCTCTTCATCTTCACGAGCTACTCGTTGATCATCGTTCTGATCCCAGAATGTAGCTTTTGATACTAATCGGTCAAACCAACCTGCCATTACCACGACCCCTTTTTAGAATTTTATGTTAAGCGGTCGCTAGTGCTGCTTCTTCGTCTTTCTTCCTACGCCCACGACCAGCGAGGATAGTGCTTTGACCACCGACACCCGGCGTACCACCAGCTGCAACATCAACTGTCATATCGCCAGCACCGGCAAGATAGTTTTCAAGATCACCCGGCGTAAATGCAGCCTTACGAGGTGCAAAAGCGGTAGCAGCAACACGAGTTTTCTTTGCAATCGTGTCATTAAGGTTACCAGCTTTGTTAAGCCAGCTCTCTGCTGCACCGGTATCATCGATATCACCGTACAACTCAGCCATTTTTTGGAAGAAGTTTTGTCGCTTTTCGGCAACACGACCTTCAAGCGCAGTACGCTGATTACTTCGAGTTGTTTTAGCTTCTTTGCGGCGATCTTCATCTTCATCACGGAAGTTACCAATAGCTTTATCAAGACTTGTCGCATTTGTTGCGAACGTATCAGCAGCCTCACCGATATCTTGATTAGCGCCAGTAGTTACTGCACGGTCCGCAAGTACGGTACCATCACCTGAAAGCGCACCAAGCGCTGAAAGTGTACCGCGCAAACCTCGGCGACCTTGAGCGGCAGAAAGAAGGGCATTCTGCTTATTCTTTTGCAAGTTGTTACTGTTGGTGTTGCCTTGTTCGACATATTCACCTTCGTTTTTTGCAGCTTCACGAGCATATTTTTGGATAAGTGAATCGAAAGAATCATCAATGTTACCATATCCAGTATCAAGTTCAGTATCGGTACTATCGATTGCTTTCTTGGTATTATTAATGGCAGCCTGAGTTCGAGCCCTTTTCTGAGCTTCAGCACGAGCCGCATTAGCAGCTGCAATTTCAGCTTGGCTAGGACCGGTGTATGCCGGTTGCTGTACTTCATCAGGAGTGTCAAGAACCTTGTTACCGGTTCCACCAGCCTGAACGCGCTTTGCAGCTGCGATTTCCTCAGAGCTATAAAGACCGGGAGTAGCAAGAATCTGTTTTGCGGCTGCGCGCTTTGATTCATAATTACTTACACCGTTTAGTACAATTTGTCCTGCCTGCATGTTGATATCCCCCTTAGCTAGATAGACCTATTCATATCTAAATAATACCATAAACAATAGCGTTACAACACTTTTTCGAGTTGTGAAATCACATCATCTATGTTATCAGGGTGAACGACAAACGCCATTGACCAATTATCGAGCTTCTCAAGCGTAGCTTCTTGCAATTGCTGGAAGGGTGCCTTAGCAGAAGCCTTACACTCAAATGCGCCCCACCACCCCTCATAAAGTGCGATTACATCAGGGCAACCGACCGGTACACCGGGACCGGGTTTCGTTTTGATGACATAGCAGCCTTTGGATCGAAGGTACTTTATCAGTCGAGTTTGCACCTTCTTTTCCATTAGCGTTTCTTTTCCAATTTCTCAGCCCAAAGGTTTGTAACCATCGGCTGTTCAACCTGCCAGATACCATCTTTATTTTTCACCGCATTATGTGGCGCTTCAAGGGCATAGCTGGTCAGGTGCATATCGCCAAGCAGCTGGATTGTTTCAACCAACTTACCATCAATTTGGTCGAATATTTCAGTGATAGCATCGAAGTTATGCTTTTCATTCGCGAGGATCATGAGATTCGCACAAATAACCGACTTAACCATCGGAATTATCTCATCACCCATGTTTTGTTTCATTTCAACACGCTTTTTCTGCTGCTGAATGAGCATAGGTATATCACGAGGAGCATCTGCCATCTTCCGCAGAGTTTCGCGAAGCGTGAGCGTAACGAGCGCGTCCTGCGGCTCTTCAAGTTCAGGATAGGCTTCATCTTCTGGTAAAGAAATAGGCTCAGGGTCCGGTAGCAATGCGGCGGCTTCGCCGGTCGGGGTCGGCGGTGGCAACGCCTTTTTCTCGGCGTAGGGGAATGTCATGTAGGCGATCGGGTATTCAACCTTGATTGGCGTTTTCACCTGTCCATCGATACGAGCAATCGCTAGTTTTATTGCCGCCAGCTTACCGTCAGATGCGGCGCGCACGAGGGCGAACACGGCGGATTCGGCACCGGTGAATTGGCTATCTTTTTCGGCATCAACAAATTCGTCCCATTGCCAATCAATGACTTTACGGAGGAAATTACCTAGTTTGCCTCGATCGCTCTCATCGTTCATAAGTCCCAATCGTCCTTATCTTTTTCTTTCAATACTTCAGCGGTTATGCTTGAGCTAATTTTAACACACTCTTCATCAATACGCTGCCACAATTCCAGCTTGGTGGTGCTCGAACCATCGCGCGCCTGAACAGTGGATTCACGAATTTCATAGCCCTCGGATTTATGCCGGTCCGCTACCTTTATCTTATTCCGTTCCCATAAATCGTTAGTGGACTTTTCAATCGCTTGCTGTTTCAAGAACCGGAAGTTCGCGAGCAAAGTACCGAATACAGTTTTTCTCATAGCATTACCAACTTGCCCGGAAGCTTACACAACCATAACCGCTCAACGGCTTTCGGTCCGTATGCGATAAGACAGGACGGTGCGCCAGCTGTACCACCCTTTACGCCATTGACATCGTAGAAAGATAACCTGCCTTTCAAAAATAAAATAGCATCAGCATTAAAAACATAATCATGGAACATTCGCGTGTCAGTTCGAGCGAAAATAAGTGCGATGCCATTATTATGTTCAGCCATCTTAGCAAGCCACTTTCCGGTTTGAGTTCCGTAGGGAGGATTGCACCATACGAAGGACCCCCCCCATGAACTGGTCAATCCGTCAGTTTCGATAGTAAAGCTTTTCGGCGCAATTTTCCAAGGTGGGTTTATCGGAGCACAAACATCAATATCAAATGGACCGAGTGCATCAGTAACGTGAGGTGGCGTGAGCCACTCATCTTTTTGTTCAGTTCGTTCAAATGCCGTATTCATCACCAACCTCCTTCACTATGGTCAACTGGATTGATATTATTTTTCTTGCAGTTATCGCCGAACGATAGCCATTGCAAATTATCGACTTCATACCCACGATTCGGATCAATGCGGTCGATACTCGGCGAATCCCACCGCTGGAATCCGTTTGCCGCCCAATCGAAATAGATTCCCATGAAGGCGGTGATATTATCGAACTGCTTGCACCACTCGAAAAATTCCTCACGGCTGCAAATCGGTTTGCCCTTCGCGCCAGCACTTTGATTGCTCGCAACGCCGCGCTGCCGGGCGAGCATGTGCGCGTATCTTTTCTGCCAGATGCGAATCATATTATACCGGCGCTGATCCGCCTCCCATGCAAGTTTTTTCTGTTCAATAGTTTGCTCAGCCATTAGAACCCTGCCAATTTCGATTGAGTTTCTTCCTTGGTGAGCGCATCAATTTCGTAATTGCTGCCAGCTCGCTGATAGATACCAAGCCGACCAGCGACCAACTCCATTTCGTAATCACCCGGAAGCGCGTACATTTTGCCAACCTTGCCAGTACTGGTCCGAGTAGACTTGCGCTCGAAGCCCTTTTCGTCCATCGCGCGGCGAAGTACGTTGATGCTCGATGGTTTGTAACCGTGATCGAGGCACCAGTTTTCATAATCCATTCGCAGCTGATTGTAATTCTCGAATCTGACCACATCGGCGGTAGTGAGCTCATCGGCGTATGTCTGCGCGGTATTCGCGTCAGTATCGTACTTCTCTTTCATTGCAATAGTCGTAGGCGAGAACTCATATTCATAATTCTGGTCCTTCAACTGGTGAGCGTACTTGACTAATTCGGCAATGAATCGCTCGATGAATTTGTTGGTGAAGGTTTTTTCTTCAAACATTTCGTCTGGCTTAAATTGATTTTGGAAAGGTATAACGAGTGTTCGCCTACGCGCTCCATAGCTTTTATCGCCAAAAGTAGGTATATTGTTTGCCGAGAATATGTGATGTACATTCCCTTCGATTTGGACCATATCCTGACTGTGGAATTTGTGGACCCCGAAGTTTTCATGCGTGCCAATGCTCTTATAAGTTCGAGTGTCCTCAACGAAACCTTCGCTGGATTCTTTACAAATGTTTCCCAGTTTGCCGTTGAGTTGCGGCGTATCTCGTTCGTCCTCAAGTTGCTTGACTGTGATTTCCGTGAGGTATGGTCCGAAGATTCGATAGAGTAAGTGAACGAGGGTCGATTTACCATTAGCACCACCTCCTAGATACCAGATTACACCAGTCGGCTTTTTGTCCATAATGAGCGGCGCGCATGATTGCATGATATCGTCATACACGCCCTGATCGCCCTTCGCCAAATCCATGATAAACGGTATCGGTTTGGCATCACCAATCGGCTGCCAGTCCACGCGGTACACACATTCAGCCGGGTCAACATCTTGGTCCCAATCGAGCTTTTTCATATTCCATACCGCGCCGCCAAAATCAATCAAATGGGCTCGATCCGACAAATCAATCGCAGTCGTGCGGAACAAATGTTCAAGGTCCGCAATCGTGGACTTATTAATTCCGAATCCGAACTGTCGATAGCACGCCTCAGCAAAAAGGTCGCTACTCATTTCGTGCCACTTGCCATTCATCTCGATAATCACTGAACCTTTGAACCGGGCAATCCGGGTATTCTGTTCCATGACCATCGCACGCTTGGCTTTTACCGGAAGATTCTCATCAATCGGCTGGTCCTTCTGTACGATGATTCCTGTTTTGTCGGTCATGATTTCACCACCTTCAAAATCTTCTTGAGATTCTCTTCAGTAATCGGTGATTTACCGGACCGAACGCGGCTCAAATAGCCGACATCAATACCGGTTTTTCGAGCCAATTCACGAAGGGGAATATCACCAAAAATCTTGGCATCAACCTTCTCGTGAACAATCTTTTTTACAGTGATTTTTCTCACTGTTGACCAGCTTTCCAGCGCTCTATTTCACGCTTCAGCCAGTCATACCCACTATATTTTTTCAGCAATAATTTATATCTTAGCACGCTCATACCCTCGCTTTCGATTTCGCCTTTTGCTTGCTTGTTGTTTCAATATACAACAGCCACAACCAATTTGACAAGCCCCATATTTAGCAATATTTCAGCCCACCCTACACTAGACTAGGGTTAATCCTGCGGAGGCATTTCCATTAATGAACGAAAATCGGGATCGTCCCGAAGCGGTAGTGGCAAGGCGTATACTAGCGCCGGTCCGGTAGCCTGCCGACCGAGAGCTAAGCGCCGGAGGCGGAGCCGTTCCGTGATTCGGGGGTATTCGTCCATGTACGCCACGTTGTCTGTGTTTGGTATTTCCATATTCTGATAATAACACACGAAAAAACCCGAACTACTTTTGCCTAATCCGAGGATCAAACGCGAGCAATTCGGGCTATCAGTGGTGTCCGGTATGAGCGGTCCTTACCGTATTCGCCTGAGTGTTATACCTGCCACATACAGGTTTGTGGAACACTCATTAACTTAATCATATCAAGGATCGGGGATACACGCCAGCCTTTATTATGGTCGGTAAAAGTAAGCCCAAAAACCCGACCAATTTTCCTGTTTGCGTTCGATTGAAAGGAGCAAATCCATATCCCCGGTTGGTAGTGAATAGCTGGAATGCTTTAGTCAATTACCGTTCTGATTGTAGCAAATATAGTCGCGTATAGTCGATGGACTATATTCGGATTAGAACATGAACAGGGGGTTTGTCAAATAGGGAATATTTGAGAAATTTTTGGTAGGGGACGCATAAGCCCTGTGGAGGCGCACCCATTACCCCACCCCCCCGTCTTTTTTTTCGTACATTTTTTGCGCCACCCTCGCGCCCTGCCACCCCCTCCCCTTCCTCACCCATTACATACATGACCACACTCATTGACATGTATATA